TAAAGATGGTTTTTCTCCCCTGAAATGGTTCGAGGGGGCCTTTTTTCAAGTGCCCGAGTAGGTGGCGCTGCTGCAGTGAAACTGAGATTATCACGGTCCTTCCATGAGGCTAGTGAGGTATTCCAGCGTAACGAGTCGAGTGCGAAACCAGCGAGTAACGCTGGAGAGTTCAATGGAAGTTGCGGGACGTAGGCTTGAGAGGACACTGACCCAGTGGGAAAGGGAAAGTGGCGGAGCCCAAAACCTGGTGGCAGAGGAAGGCTATGCCGGATCCTTCGAGTTCATGCTTGCATGAAACGGGCCACACCACGCCTGCCAATTCGGCAACGACCTAGGGGACTAGCAAACCCCGTGTACTCTGGTTAAACCCTTTCGCTAGCTCCCGTCAGAGGGAGAGTCGCTTCAACTGACGCGTAACTGCGTCGGACAAATTTAAACTCAAATCAGGAACCATGATTACGACTTTAGATGCTACATGTACCCGCGTAGACGCGATTCGGTATGCCGGCCGGACTTGCGTAAAGAGAGGCAAGCGAACACCCCCTACAAGAGGGGGTCGCTCCGTGACCCACACGGAGCCAGCCAGCAGAGCTGGCACCTGCGCCATGTCGCAGGAAGAGGGTGAACCCCTCAAGGGCCGACCACCCGACCAGGTCAATTTAAAAGGCCGACCACCTGACCAAGTCAACCCCGACGCGGGGCAAGTTCTGTGCCCCGTGTCATTCAAAATTGCTGGCAACACAGCGATGCACATATCCATCAGTTATCCCAGGATGTTTGTGGAAATAACCAATCCCTCGTGGAACATTATCGAGGGGAGGGTCTTTACCACAGATCAACTGATGGCTATCAAAATGGCAGGATTAATACCTGAAAGTGATCCCTCTCATCATTACATTACCTGCCTCATCTGTGCATTTTCCCAGATCTCAAACCCCACAAATGACCCGAATTTTCTAGTTTGTGTGGAGTTAAACCCAGGGCCCAAGGACAAGTCTTCTAGTCTTACCACTAAATGTCGCAATTGTGGGAAGATGACCGACGACATCATAGGCCACCTTAAAAAAGAGCATCCAATCGCGAAGGGGGACAAGCCTTCGGGAAAGAAGCTGAACCTAGTTGCCGAGGCGCTTGTGGACCTCGAGCAATCCGTGAAGGCCGATATGGATGCTGCAAATGCTACCAGGGAGGAGGCTCGTGAGCTCGCCTCGAAGCCCAGAACCCCAGCTGAACTCCTCAAGGATGAGTTAGCAGAGCTCCAATTAACTAGCCAGGTTATCACGGCTAGAGAGCAACTTTCCGTTCTCCAAAATTCTATCTTGCCGCATGGCGGACCAGGGCCCGACGAATGGGCCTTTTCCAGCGGCATCACCATAGCCAAAGAAAAATTTAAGGATAGAATAGTTGTAGGAGAGTTAAAACCAGGTGCAAGAGTTGAACCAATGGACTCTTGGTCAGTATTTTGCTTTAAGATACTGTTTGCTTTTATGGTCTGGATGGGTCTTTTGAGCTTTGGCCCACTCAGTTTTGCGATAGTTGAATGGTTAATACAGGGTTACTACACCCACATATCCGAACTCTCCGTTGCTCTCAGCCATATTAGATCCACGCTGGATCCTGATTTCGATCTTCAAAGTTTCCCTCCCCACATGCGCAACACCTATGTACTGTACTATAGCATAGTTGTGACCATGTGGTCTGGAGTTTTTCTTTATTACCTACTGTGTTATTCGAGAGCTGCAGTTAGAAGCAAACTCATAGCCGTCCCCGTAGGGAAGAGTTACCAATTGGATCAGGAACACAGACCCCAGTTTGACCTGTGCGAGAAAAGAATACAACATGCTAGTTACCAGCACTACAGGCTCTACGTTGAGCACAAGTTGGCGCCGAAAGGATGGTGCTGTGGCTTAGGTAGAGTGTTTGGTAAGAGAAAGTACGTTTACAAGACCAATTCCCGGGACCTTCCGAAACAGTGGTTGAGGACAGGGACGAACCCCGAGTGTAAGCTGAAGAAGAGCGTGTTGTTGTCCCCCGAAATGTTGAAATTAATGATAAACAGACGTACCTTAACAGCAGACGGAACAAAACCTGAAGTGGCCTTGGATGGGGCTCTCAGGCTCCTGTCTGCCTGTGCGGGGTTGCAGGAAGATTATGCAACCCTGAAAACTGAAGGACGCTCTGCTTACCGCGACGCTTCATTGGTGTACGGAGCCATTGTTTGTCGCGATATTTATCACGAAAATCACCATTTTTAGATCGGCTACAGTCAGGCCGGTTGTATCTCTATGGATACAGAGTAAATGAGGTAGGCAATTTGGAAACACAATTGCCGAAGGAAGTAAAGGACATGAAGCTTTCCAAAACCTGGTGTAAGAGACATATTACCAGTGAGGAAAGGACCTGCTTAAGTACCGACCTACCACTCTGTTTTTCAGGAGCTACTCCCCCCCGGCCGGATTGTAGCGATCCATTGTCTATGGCGGCGGGTTGTATGAGAAGAGCGGGAGTGAAAACTCCAGCGATGAACAGATACCTAAAGCGTAGATTCCGCAGATTTGTTAGAGGTTGGTTGAGACACCACTTGATACCACTCACTGCAGCAGACATACCCACCTTTGAAGAGTGGATAACTGAATGTCCATATTCAGAATCCCGGAAGGATGAGTTGCGCAGAGAGTGGGCTGAGTTCTTGGCCAACCCGAGCCTAGTATCATTCAAGAAGGTAAAAGCGTTTATCAAGGACGAAACTTACCCGACATGGAAATTTCCTAGAATGATCAACTCTCGAATTGATAAAGCGAAATGCTATTTCGGACCCATTGTGCAAGCCGTGAGCGACCGATTGTTTTCTTTACCTGATTTCATTAAGAAGGTGCCAGTGCCGGAGCGGCCCGTTGTCCTCCGAGACACTCTTCTTAGTTCCTCCCAGGATGAAGACTACATGTTCACAGATTACACAGCGTACGAGGCCCATTTTACGGAAGAGGTCATGGACGTAACCCAGGTTGAATTGTTTAAGTATATGGTTAAGGAAGCGGACGCCACTTGGGTCCAAGTCTACACCGCAACAATGACTGGGATGAACGAGGTTTCGAATAAGTTTTTCAAAATGCTAATTCCCGCGACCCGAATGTCGGGGGAGATGGACACGTC